TACTGCTTTGGCAGTTAGCGCTTATGCGGGTTCCAGAATTGCAGAGCAAAAACAAAAAGAAATTGAAAAGAAAATGCGACGAGCGGCTGCAAACCGCGCTATTGAAATTCAAAATTTGCAAGCGGGAACCGTTGCTCCTCGTCGTTATATCTATGGCGAAACCATCGTAAATGGTCACTTGATTTTTCAAGAAACTCACTCAGACAATAAGAAGTTCCTGTGTAGAGTGGTTTATTTAGGCGAAGGTCCAATCAACGATGCAACAGAACTTTATTTTAATGACGTTGATCAAACACCATATTTAAGCTCTGTCGCAGGTTTAACGGGCAACAATGCCGCAGTTGTAAACAGTGGCCCATATGCCCTTTATGCGACTGCAGTGGTTGGCTTAAATGGTGGGGCTGGGGTCACAAGAAGTGCGTTCAATATAGTCGGCAAAACATCTTGGACATCTGACTGCAAAATGACAGGAAATGCTTGGCTGGGCTACCAGCTACAGCATAATAATGAGGTTTGGACGAACGGAATTCCACAGGTTCGGGTGAAAGTAGAAGGTCGAAAACTTTACGATCCGAGAAAAGACAGCACCAGCAGCGCATACGATAGCAGTCTTGGCACCACCACTCACAGGGTAGATGACGAGACAACTTGGGAATACTCTAACAACTCGGCGCTTTGCATTTTGGACTTTTTGGTTAATGCCATGAAGGTTGATATTGAGGACATTGATGTTGCCTCAATTGCCACTGCGACTGAAATTTGTGATGAGGATGTCACAATAAATGACGCAAACGGTCAATCAACAACCCAAAAAAGATACACAACGAATGGGGTGGCCTTTCTCGACGAAGAGGTCATTGCAACAGTGGAACAGCTTCTTGCGCCATGTCATGGATCATTGGTCGAGGAAGGTGGCATTTTAAGGCTTATCGTTCCCAAAGACGCCTCAACTGTCACTGCCAACATCACAGAAGATGACATCATTTCTGAACTTACAATCAATGTGAACTCTGAGGTTTCAAATCGAATTAATAAGGTTGGCGGGACGTTTATAGACAGCGCAAATCAATTTCAACAAATGGATTTCAGTCCAGTTTCAAGCTCGTCCCTGATTACAAGCGATGGACGCGAACACCTTCAGCAAATTGATCTTTCTTTTGTTACTGATGAGGCGCGAGCGCAACGGATTGCTTCAATTGTGCTTAAAGAAAACGCTTTGACAAACTCACTAAATTTGACCTTAAAGCCAAAATTTTCTTATTTAAAAGTCGGTGACATTGTTACAGTTACATTTGAGCCAGAAAAACTTGCTGATGTTGGAACAGACAGCATTTTAACAACTGCAACAAAATGGCGGGTGGCTTCTTACACATTGACGCCAGAAGGAGCGGTCAGTCTTGCTTTGGATGAGTATGCTGACAGTTCGTATGCTTGGAGTACGGCAGACCACGATTATTTAACGCGAAGTGCTGTCGCTGATAACTTTTATGAAACAGGAAGCCGACCCACGATTGGCACAGTTTCAAAAGCGAACCATGTTGATGAAAACGGCAGTCAAGTTTTAGGGATTGATGTGCCAATTACGCATTCAGATCACCCAAACTTAATGCAATCAACCGTTTTCCTTTACCGATATGGCTACAATTCAACCAATAGCACAGAAACATTTCTTGGAACTTTTGGAACTGTAAGGCTAAGTCCCGATGATACTGTGGCAAAATTTATGGGAATGACTACTCAGCTTGAGCCAAAACATGCCAGTTTTACGAGTTATAAATATAAAGTCTCGGTTAAAAGTTACTATATCAATGGTTTGTCAAGTTCTGTCAGTAACACAGACGTTACGAGCCTCATAGGAATAGACACGACAGCCCCGTCAGCCCCGACCACATCTTCGGGAAGTGATGCCGCAGGAGCCTTTAGAAGCGTCAAGCTGACATGGACAAACCCGACCGATGTGGATTTTGCAAAAGTAAAAATTTACAAGCACACGGCAAACAGTTTTGCGGATGCCGATGAAATTGGAGAGTCTGTTGGCACAACCTTTACGGATACGGGCCTGTCGGACAGCGCAACATTTCACTATTGGGTTACAGCCCTTGATAGGGTTGGCAATGAAAGTTCGCAATTTTATTTGGGCAGTGCGACCACTGACGCTGCCTTTCCGAAAGGAGAAAAAGGTGAGACAGGCACCTCCGTAAAGGGCGACAAGGGCGAAGAAGGCACTTCTGTCAAGGGAGAGAAGGGCGAAGCCGTAAAAGGCGAAAAAGGGCAGGAAGGAGAGCCATCTTATCCACCGTTTGGAAAGTTTGCGTACTACTACTCGACTTCTGACACTACTCCAAATCAAGACGCCAGAATATATTTTGGAAACAGCGGGTCAGACCAAGAGAACTCACCTTCCGATGGAACTTGGCCTAGCACAATTTATATTCGACTTGACGAGGACGGAAAACGGCTCGCGGGTGACGGTTTTAGTTCTATTTATCTACAAACAGAACTGGATAATGCAGTGAGGCCCGCTGGTTCTGGCATGGTTGTTTGGGAAAATGACGACAACTGGGCCTACTACAGAAGTTCTACAAATGGCGGTGGCGCAAGTGTAAGTGGTGGCTACCATTACATGGAAGGAACGCGAGTATCCTATAAAGGTAGTATTGACGTAGTTGGTCAATGGTACAAGGTTATGGTGGAAGCAGAGCCTCTTAGCTCCCTTCTGGTGACGCTAAACGGTGCCGACCTATATATGGACGCGGTTGACCCTCGTGACAACACCACGGCGACCCAAACCGCGCTGGACAGTGCCTTTTTAAACGCAAATCCCCTGCTCACAAGAATGAGCCAAATTCCAGAGGATGCGCTGGTCTGGGCGAGGTTTATTTATCAAAAGTCTGAGTCTTTCACGACGACAACGGGCCAAACGACCTTCACGCTTACGGGCGGTCATACAATCGACAGTCAGACCGTGGTTACTTATGACGGTGACACTCTCAGGATCGGAGATTTTGCTGCGGCACAGGCAGATTCCTCAACTGGAAACAGTGCCTCTATTGAAATCACAAATCAATATTTGACCAGAAAAGGAATAAGCCAAGTTCCGTCAGGCAAAACGGTTGTAATTGATTATATTCAAGCGTCAGCCAGAACTTGGACCTATTCAACTCAAGATTGGTCAGACCATGCAGCAACCTTTGACAGCCCACAAATATTTTCACCTTTGGTTCTTTCGAAAGAAGTTCTGACACAATCCCTGCAAGCCAATGAAATCACAGCGGATCAGCTTGTTCTTAATAAAGATGTGCAGCTATTGGATGGTGCAGCTTGGAGGGTCGGAAAAACAACTTATTCTGATACGACTGATGGAATATTCTTCGGAAACCCAGCGGGTACGGGTACGGGAAACCATGCCTTTGCCTTCACTGCGACAAGCAACTCTGGAACCGCTTCCGAGCATGGATTGGAAATCACTCCAGACTTGACGAAGCTAATTCAGCCGACGATTGTTAAAACCCAGCAGGGCGCTTTGACTTCAGCACAGACACCAACGGCTCAAAGTTCAATTCACCTTCAATCTACACAGTCTGCAACTACTTTAAAAAGTACCACCTTAAATCCAAACGCTCAAAGCATCACAATCAACGCCATTGGCGGCGGCGGCGGTGGAGCGGGGGCCGATGGGCAAACATCAAGTGCTCTTGCGGGTGGGACAACAACTTATGTTCTTGTCATCACAGGTGGAAGTACTGCTGGGACTTATACTGTCAACGCCAGTGGTGGCGCGGCTGGCTCTGGATATGGGGCCGATAAATGGCGGGGCGATGCTGGTTCATCCAGTTCCTATGCCAGTGGGGGATCAGGTGGTGGCTCTCAAAATGCGGTAGGTACGGCAGGGTCACTTGGATCAGGCGGCGGTGGTGGCGCTGGTCGTCCACCAGATTGGAACCAATCGTCCAAAAAAGGTGGAGCGGGGGGCGGCGCTGCAACCGTGGTGCAAAACACTTATGATATTTCTGGGGCGACTTCGGTTACTCTTGCCATCAGTTCAATTGGATCAGGCGGCAGTGGTGGGTCGAGTACAAGAGGCAATGGTGGAGCGGGTGGAACAGGGTCGGTCAACTACACAATCCAATCAGAGGGCTTGGAGCCTGTCATTTTAAATACAGAAAGTGAGTACAAGGAAGGCACAATCGGACGCTATCAAAGCTGGCAAAGCCTAAGTATTGCAGCAAACACATGGACTGCAAACCCAGATGACCAGCCCATTCAAGTAATGGTGTCAAGAATTGTTTCGGGCGGCGGGACAATGGGCTTTTATATTGCAGACAACACAAGCGGCACGAACCAAATTATTGTCTCTTATGCTGGTGACGTGAACACTTGGATAAACAATGGCGGTGTGATTGTCCCCAAAGGAAAGTCTTTTCTATTCAGTGCAAGCGGTAACATCTACGCTACAATTTTAAGGACATAAAATGAACAGTTTTTGGAATGTGACAGAGCAAAATTATTTTGAAACACTGCCCCTGCCAGATGTTGAGGCATACAAGGCAAAGGTCTTGAAGGAACAGCAATGGGAAATCATTGAGGTTCCGCGCCGACCTTGTTTTTGTCACGATTGGATAGACGGCGCGTGGGTTCTTGATGTTGAGAGAAGGCGCGAGGCCGACATTGAGGAACAGAGAGCCGTCAGAGACTACAAACTGACATCTGAGGTTGACCCTATTGCTGGAAATTCCTTGAGGTGGGCAGATTTAACAGAAGAAAAACGCGCCGAATGGGCGCAGTATCGAACCGATTTATTAAATGTGCCTCAACAATCAGGCTTCCCCGATACGATTAACTGGCCCACCAAACCAGATTAGACATTTAAAATAAAAAATTTATCTGATATTATTACGTTATGTAATCATGCGAGGCAAAGATGGCTGATAAAGAATATACCCTTTCCAGTAGTGAAATGGATAGATTGATTTCTAAGTCGGCTCACGCTGGCGCGAAAAAGGCTCTGGCTGATTTGGGCTTGCATGATGAAAACGCAGCAACCGACATCAGGGAAGTTCGAAATATTCTTGACGGTTATCGCATTGCGAAAAGAGGCTTTTTGAGTGCTTTTGGCAAGGCATTAGCCGTTTGCGTTCTGGCTATCCTTGGTTTCGGAATTTACCTCGCAGGGGGCATAAATGAGTGATGACGTATGGAAACGGGCGGCGAAGCACGTCTTGAAGGTTGAAGGTGGTTATGTTGACGATCCTAATGATGCGGGTGGTGCTACTAATTGGGGCATATCATTACGCTTTGTAAAAGAGTCTGGGGTTGACCTCGACATTGATGGCGATGGAGACATTGACGCAGAAGACATGAAGGCTCTGACAAAGCAGCAAGCCTTGAAGGTCTACAAAGCGCACTTCTGGGACGGTAAACCTTACCCTCAAATGAAACACGATGAGGTCGCCATCAAATGCTTTGACATGGCAGTGAATATGGGGCCGAAGCAAGCGAACAAACTGGCGCAAAGGGCAGCGAACGATTGCGGCGAAAACTTAGTCGTCGATGGGGTTATCGGGCCAGCCTCCTTGGCGGCAATGAACTGGATCGACGAAGGCTCAATGATGAATGCCTTGAGAAATCGACAGGCTGATTTTTACCGAGATTTGGTGAAAAGACGCCCCTCATATAAGAAGTTTTTAAAAGGCTGGTTAAACAGAGCGGCAATGTAGGCGCAAAGACGCCGCCGCGCCCACGGAGAGGCCCACAGAGGCGCAGAACGTAGGCAAAGCACCCTTACGCCGCAGGGTGACGAACATGATCTGTGCATTAACCTCTGTGGCATTTGGGATGTACCCTCTTGGGGTCATGTATAAGTCATGCACTTATAGATGCCCAAAGGAAAAATCTTTCTATTACTACCACTTCCCTAAGTTTATTAATGTGCGCCCTAATCAGAGGTGTCCTGATTATATTTTGGT